AAACAATTTGCAATGTTCTTAATTTTCCAGATGAATTATTGAATAATGACGGTAAAGCATCTTTAGGCAGCACGGACACAAATCAAGCTAGAAAACAACTTATTACAGATGATATACAGCCAGATTTAATACTTATTCAAAACGCATTAAATAAAGATTTCATCCATAGATTTAAAGGATACGAAAAAAGCGTTATTCAATGGGACGTTACTGAATTGCCAGAAATGCAAACTGATATGAAGGAACTTGCTGAAACATTAAAGTTGATTCCGTTAAAACCAAACGAAGTGCGTACTGCATTTAAATACGAAACTTTAGATGATGATGGAATGGACGTAGTTTGGATTGATTCTAGTAAAAAAAGGATTGACGATGTGAGTGATGGAGTAATTAATAATGCAAATATGTAAGATTATGAATTACAGAAAAAAAGATTTTGTTAGAGCTTCTGGAGTGGTATCTTATTCAATACAAATAAAAAGATTTTTTTGGTGGTCAAAATATCAATCGTTTATAAACAGAAAAAATAGAGATGCTTATTTTGATTTATTAATTCTAGGTGAAAAATGATAGATTGGCAAAAATTACAACCATTATATGAGCGTAAAGCCTATAGAATAGTTCAGAAGCACGTTAAATATATTCTGAATAATATTCCTGTTTCAAATGTTTCTAAAGGTACTTTTGAATACACTATTGAAGCAAATATAACAGAAGAACAGATTTACAAAATGTTTGTAGATATTTATACTACTATCGGTTTAAATTACGGTAATAAAGTCAATAATGAGTTAGAAAAGGCTAAAAAAGCAAATATTCTGTTTAATGAGTATTTATTAAAACAAATTTTACTATTTTTGTCTAATGAAGGAGGTATAAAGATCACAAGTGTTCGTGATACTTTGGTTGCTGATGTGATAAAAAGCATTAAAGATACAATAGGAGAGAATGCAACGGTCATTGATTTACAAAATGCTATTTACGCTTTAATACGCAAATCACAAACGTTTTATAAATGGCAAGCGTTACGGATAGCAAGAACAGAAACTACAAGTGCATCTAATTTTAGTGCATTTGAAACCGCTAAACAAAGCGATTTAGTTTTAGACAAAGTTTGGATAAGTGTGCAAGATGATAGGACTAGGATTAATCCTTTTGACCATTTAGACATGAATAATGTAAAACAGGAATTGGACAAACCGTTTTTTGTAGGTGGTGAAAATATACAGTTTCCAGGAGATACACATTCAAGCCCTGGCAATGTAATAAATTGCAGATGTTCGATTGCATTTGTTCCGAAACGTGATAAAGATGGATTGGTAATATTAAAAAAGTAGAATATGGATTTCAAACAATTATCTATAGAAGTAAAGGACATGGACAATGCTAAGGGGATTGTTACTGCATACGCCAACGCTTATAATTTTAAAGATTCTGATGGGGATATATCTGCTTATGGCTCGTTTGATAAAACTGTAGGCGAAAACTTTAAAAGGATTAGAGTACTGAAAGACCATAATCCAACAATGATGATAGGGGTTCCTTTGGCTATTGACACTAAAGATAGTTATGGACTTCTTACAACTACTCAATTTAATATGAATAAAGACTTGGGTAGAGATATGTATGAGGATGTAAAATTAATGCATTCAAGCGGATTAAATGCCGAACTATCCATTGGATACCAAGTATTACAAAGAGATGCTAAAAACAAAAGCATCATTAAAGAGTATAAATTAATGGAATATTCATTCTTATCTAGTTGGGGGGCAAATGAACTAAGCACAGTTCAAGGAATTAAAAGTATTCAATCTCATTATGGGATATTAGAACTAATAGAAAAATCTTACAATTTAGATTATTCGGATGAGAGATTAAGAGGTATAGAATCACTATTAAAAATGGCGTCAATGGAAATGGACGGAGAAGATAACGACTCTAAGTTTGTTAATATGATGATACCACATCACGAGGCAGCTATTAAAATGGCTAAAAAATATGAAAGTTTACTAAAGAATAATACGTTAGTAAAAATAGCTAAAGATATTATCACATCTCAGTCGAAAGAGATTGAAATAATGAAAGCACTTAGTAAGAAGTCGTTAGAAACTGATACTTTGAATGAGCCGCTTATTTTAGACACGTTAAAATCATTTTCACAATCATTAAATTTAAAATAACATGGACGAAATCCAATTGAAAGCCGAGTTAACAAACATCAAAACGGCATTAGAAAATAAATCAGCTGTAGAAGTAAAAACAGCTGTTGACGCTTTGGAAGTAAAATGGAATGCATCAACTACTGAGCAAAAAGATGCTTTTGCATTAGAATTGAAAACAACTAAAGAGGAATTTGAATTGAAATTAAAAGCGGTTCAAGATCACGCAGACTCTTTAGACCTGAAACTTCAAAATAAAACAGCTCAATCAGTTGAAGCTGGTTATAATGAAAACATGGTTAAATCTATTACCGAAGGATTTAACGAAGTAAAAGATGTTCGTAAAGGAAAATCTATTCAGTTAAAAGTTGTTGGGAATATGACTTTAGGAGCTAACTTAACAGGAGCGCAACCTAAAGATTACAACATGGACGTTGTAATGATTCCGGGTCAATTGGTAAACGTATCTGATTTAGTTGGAAGTGTGAACATTGAAGGCGGAACTTATACATTCCCACGTGAAGGAGCAGGTGAAGGAACTATTGCTACTCAAACAGAAGGAAGCTCAAAAGCTCAAAGAGATTACGATTTTACAATGGTAGATGTGAACACAGACTTTATTGCTGGTTTTACTCGCTATTCCAAAAAAATGGCTAATAACTTGCCTTTCTTAACTTCTTTTATTCCGAAAGCGTTAAGACGTGATTATTTTATTGCCGAGAACTCAATTTTTAACGCTGTTTTGGCTGCTGCTGCAACTGCATCAACTGAGATTATCACAGGGAAAAATAAAATTGAAATGTTGATTAACGAAATCGCAAAACAAGAAAATCTAAACTTTCCTGTAAACGGAATCGTTATCAGACCTTCTGATTATTGGGATATCTTGAAAACTGAAAAATCAACAGGAGCGGGATATGGTTTGCCTGGTGTTGTAACTTTTGATGGTGGTCAATTAAGAATTAACGGTATTCCTATTTACAAAGCGACTTGGTTAGTAGCTAATAAATACTTTGTAGGTGATTGGAATAGAGTTAACAAAATCAATACACAAGGTTTGTCTGTAGAGTTCTCAGAAGTTGAAGGAACTAACTTTGTTACAAATAACATTACTGCTCGTATTGAGTCTCAAACAGCGTTAGCAGTTGAGCAGCCAGCAGCATTGGTTTATGGAGATTTTACCGCAGTTTAATTTAACAGAAAGGAGATTAAAAGCCACTTGTTATGAGTGGCTTTTTTTATAATAATATTTCAGTAATAAAAACAGTATTTTTTCCATCTTCAAAATCATCATATTCGTCTGTTATTACTTGTTTTATTTTTGGCTGTAAACAATCTTTTATTTTGTTTATTGACTTAAATTCTTTAATATGGCTGTCAACATCATGACTACATAATCCATATTGCTCAATCCTGAAAGAATAAGTTTTATATTTTCTACTTTCTAGTGATTTTAGTTTTTCATTAAAATCTTTTTTTAGCTTTTCTAATTCATATTCATTTTCTTGCTCAGGAGTAAAGTCGGCAGAAAATATTAAATAAGGATTTTGTTTATCCATATCAAAACATATGTTTTCAGCGCCTTTTAAAATAGCTTCATCAACATATTTTTTTAATTGTTTTACATTGTGAGTTAATCTAACTCTTAATACGTCTTTATTCATAACATATAATAAATTAAAAATGCCTTTCAAAATCTGTAAAGGGTCTGATGCTTTACTTCATTTAAAAGGCTAATGTTTTTAAGTTACCAAGTTTCAGACCGTAACTACACGACAAATGTATAACTATTTTTTAAATACGCAAACAATTTTTTTACTATCTTTGAATATCAAAAATAAAAGCTATGAAAAAATATAAAGTATTAATACCGTTTTTTAAATTATCAGATAAAAAGAACTACGAAAAAGGCGATGATATTGAATTAACTGACGAACAGGCTTTGTTATTGGTTCAAGAGGGACGTATTGAGTCATATACATTTAAAGATTCAGATGAGGGTGCAAAAGGTATTACTACACGTAAAACTCCAGAACAAGCGGATAAAGAAATAAAATCATTGAATAAAAAACGTAAATAATGAGTTATTTAACAGTAATAACACTTGAAACAGCAAAGAATTATCTAAGGATTGACGCTTCATTAACAGAAGATGATGCGTTAATAACTTCAATGATAAACGCTTCTTGTTTATTTGTTGAAAAGCGTACAAATCACATTCTTTTTCCACGTGATAAAGTTTACAATGGAGCTTGTCAAGTAAAAGTGTATGACTACCCAATAAATAGCATCGTAACAGATCCTGCTCCTTGGGCTTGTGTTCGTTCGTTGTATACTATTTATCCAGATGTTAAAACAGTTGAATTAAACGTAGGGTATGCAACAGATACCGTTCCAGATGATTTAATACAACCTATGTTACAAATGTTACACGTTTGGTATTATGAGTCAGAAAAACAAGTTAATTCAACTTTGATACCTGAGTCAGTGAAAGAGGCTTTAGATTTAAATAAAAGATTTTTATGAAATATTCAAACGGATACTCTTATTTTAGTAAAAAATTCTTAGGCATTGTAATTGCTTTTGACTGTAACGTACCTCAATCTAGTTACAAGAACCCTATTGTATTGATGATTGAAATTAAATTTTTATTCGCTGGTTTTTGGGTAGAATTTACAAAACATTAGTTATGCTAAGTAGAAAATACAGCCGAAAAATAGAAATATTCAAAACTACTGATACTCCAGATGGTTACGGTGGAAATGTTGCTACAAATGTTTCTTTAGGTTCGTTTTGGGCTGAAGTAAAACAAAATAGTGCTTTTCGTGATAATTCAATTGGTAAAAGTGACATAAAAGATAATTGGAGTTTTAATATTCGTGCAAATCCTGTTTTAACGCCTGATTTGGATAATTTAAGTATTACATATCGTGGAATTAATCGCATAGTAAATGATATTCGTTACAATGATGAATTATTTAGAGAAATAAATATAATAGCTAATGGAGGTTAAAGGTTTAAATTCAACCATTTCAGAATTAAGAAAGTTTGGAGATAAAGCCGAAAAAATAATTAATGCAGAAACTCAAGCGATAGCCTTTCAAATTGAAGGCGACGCAAAGAAATTAGCCCCTAAAAACTTTGGTAAATTAGCGCAATCGATAAGCAATAAAAAAGTAAAAATATCAAATTATAAAGTAACAGTAAATGAATTATACGGTGCTTATATGGAGTTTGGAACTGGTGCAAAAGTAAAAATACCTGCTGAGTTTGCAGATATGGCAAATTCATTTAAAGGCAAAAAACAAGGAACTTTTAAGCAAGGATTAGAAGCTATAAAAGTATGGTGTAGAGCAAAAGGAATACCAGAAGAAGCTGCTTATCCTATTTTTGCAAGGATATTAGGAGCTGGTGTAAATCCACAGCCATTTTTATATCCTGCGTATCAAAAAGGCAAAAAAGATTATTTTAAAAACCTTGAAAATGCATTAAAGAAATTAAATAAAAAGATATAATAATTTTTTGTACTTTTACAACATGGCAGTAGTTGTTAATCCAGATAAATACATTAGAAAGGCTGTTTTTGACTTAACTAACAATATTGTAGTTAATACAAAAACGATTAAATGTTTTGATAGTAGAGTTACTGGTAACGCTAATTTAACTGAGTATATTTTATTAACAGCTCAAACGAAAGAAGTGTTAAAAGCTACTAAATGCGAGTACGATTGGGAAACGTCGATGTTGATTGAAATTTATACTAAAACATCAAGCGCAGGAAATTCGGGAAGTAGAGTTTTATTAAATGATATTGAAAGTGCTGTAATGGCATTGTTAAATCCAAAAATTACGGTTGCAGGATTTACAAATGTTACGCAAAATATCACTTATGAAAATCAATTAGAAACTGTAACTGATAATGAAAATATATTTCGTAGTTTTATGAGACTAAATTTAACTTTAAAATAAAAATACAATGGCAGATAAAATAAAAGGCGAAGGACTTATCCTTTATGTGCATGATGGCACTTTGTACCGTCCAGTAGCTTGTTTAACTTCAAATTCATTAGATACTGAATTAGGAATAATTGAGGCTCAAACAAAATGCGCTCCCGGAGTTGTTGAAAAACAAGCAGGTGTATTCTCATATACACTAACTGCTGACGCAATCGCAATAGACACTACAAGTGTTGGAGGCGATGATACAAAAGCTTCTCATGATTACCTTTTAGAAGTTCAGCAAGCTAAAGAGATTGTTACTTGGAAAATGGACTCAGGAAGTGCTTCATTAGCTTATTTTGGAACTGGAATTATCACTTCATTAGGCTTAGAAGCTCCTGCAGGTGATGAATTCGCTACTTTTTCATTGACTATTGACGGTTCTGGTTCTATTGTTACAACCGATCCAATTATACCATAATATGAATAAAACAAAAATAGAAATATTAGGCATTTGGTATTATTTAGGGCTTGGATTCCTAAATGAAGTAGTAACAGGAACAGGAAAGCAACTAAACGAATTGTCGGCTGAGTCTGAC